TATTAATGGTGTTGTAACTCCTACTGTTGCTACTAACGGAAAATAAAATGGACGATCCACGCTGTTGCGGCTCTGGTGCTTGTATTATCAACGATGATGGCGAGTGCTGGTGCGGACAGCGTTGGGATGGTACAAAGATGTGCTTTCCTGTTTTTGAAACTGAAAAGAAAGAAGACGATGATGTTTGATTGGTTCAAAAAGAGAGAATATACTAACGTGATTAAATTTCCAGAAGTTAAGACTCCTTACATTGAGCCACCAACGGAAAAAGATCCAGCAATACACTATACAATTGGACACACTGATGACAATCGTATAGCTTTTAGAATTGGGTATAGTACCCTTACTATGAATCATCAAGGCGCACAACAACTTATCGATCAACTTGAATTGTATCAAAGTCAACTACACAAGGAACAAGATGAAGACTGAATTGTGGACAGTTGGTGTCAGTACTGAGCAAAAAGTTTATCTAGAAACCGATGACTTCACTCACGATGTGAGATTGTATGTCAATGGCGATTTTGAAAACAAAGAGCAAGAAATCAAATATGCTAGTGTCTTAGCAAGAAAATTAAACGGAACATATAAAGATGAAATTCTTTGAACCCCTGCGTGATGATCTAATGGTACAGCAACAAATCAATAATTCGTGGGAGCATATGGTTGGTGTAATCATGCTGAATCAAACTGGTCGCAAGCCAGTCAAACTGACCTTGCCAGAGTTCCTATATTGGTTTCCTACTCCCTATACACTAATAGATGCCGATGAAGATTTTGTCAAAAGCATATTAGAGCCGCTAGGCATGGCAAATGTACGCTACAAACGTCTTGTACAAATGAGTCGAGATTACTTGACCTGGGATGGTGACGATGCTACAATGCTATATGGTATTGGAAAGTATGGAAGCGATAGTTATGAAATATTTTTCAAGCAGAACTATTCTGTAGAACCCACAGACAAAGAATTAAAACGATATTTACAAGAGGAAATAGAATGCCCAATTTAGTACCGATGGTAATTGAAAGTGAGCCGAAGGGCGAAAGAGCTTATGACATTTATAGTCGTTTGCTCAAGGACCGTGTGATCATGTTGGACACGGATGTTAACGAGCATACATCGAGCTTGCTGGTTGCTCAGTTGCTCTTTTTGGAAAGTCAAGGTAATGAAGACATTAACTTGTTTATCAATAGCCCTGGTGGGTCCGTTACTGCTGGCCTTGCTATTTACGATACCATGCAATTTATTAGACCCGACATCGCCACTTACGTTATGGGACAAGCCTGTAGTATGGGCTCATTCCTTGCTCAAGCCGGCGCACCTGGAAAGCGTTTTGTCCTGCCCGAATCCCGTACAATGATTCATCGTGTTAGTTCAGGCACTCCAGGAACCCGTGGTACAGTACACGTACAGGAATTAGAGTTTGAGGACGCAAAACGTAGTTTTGAAGAATCCAAACGTATTAACGAACGACTAACTGAACTGTATGTCAAGCATAATACTGCTGGAAAAACGTACGAACAGCTTTACGAAGCTATGAAATTTGATACGTTTTTGAGTGCTAAAGAGGCGGTAGAATACGGGCTGGCTGATAAAGTCATTGATAAACGCCCATAAAGTACGCATATAACTGAAATCCATAGTACACTATAAATACAATGTCAGGAGTGTACTATGGCCCGTCGTGCTTTTAATTGGTCCTTATTGGATCGAGCTACTTTGTACTCAATGCTCTACGAACTCAAACCAGAGATTGTAGATAGACGATTATCTATTGGCGAAATTACCAGTACAATAAGTAAGCATATCAAAGCCCACCTTCCTATCAAAATAACCAGTAGCAGACACAAGCCCGTTAAACCAGGTGAAGTATGGATAGGCGGTGCTTATCACAGTTACCTTGACAGCGCAGGAAACAAACGTTTTATCGAAGTAGAACTAGTATTTCCAACCACAGCTGACACAATGAAAACTAGTTCATATCGATGGGAACGTATGTGTACGTTATTTGCTGATACAATACTACACGAAATTATACACTGTAGACAATATCGAGCTCGTAACTTTAAAGACATTCCTGGATATGAAAGTACTGCCTACTATGCTAAAGATCGTGCATGGCAAGAATATTATGGACATCGAGATGAAATGGGTGCCCATTCATTTAATCTTGCACAGGACATGATTGATAAATTTGGATTTGATCCGAAAGCAATACGTGAATACTTAGATAGTCCAGTTCCAAAAAGAGTTCGTCCAAATGGTTGGGGACGTTTTATGAAGTCTTTTGAGTATAATCACAATCATCCAAAAGTTATTCGAATGAAACATAAGATATTAACTCAATTAGAAAATGCCTACAACGGCAAGCCATTTAAGACAACAAACCACTTGACATACTGATAATTACACTGTATAATAAACACTTATACAGTTAACTATCGGAGTAAACATGAGCGTTTGTGCTAGTCATATTTGGGATTTGGAAAGCCATCCTTCCCGTCTAAACAAAGAAGCAATCATCGAATCTATTGCCCAATCAGGCAATAAGGAATTTTTTGAAGGTTGTCGACTTGCGTTGGATCCGATGATAACTTTTGGCATTAAACAAGTTCCGGAGAAAACAGATGAAGATGGCCCTGGCCTACCTTGGGATAGTTTTACTCTCGCTCTTACTGGCTTTGTCACTCGCAATGTCACCGGTAATACAGCGAGGGATATGATCCAAGCAATGATGAAATCCGCTACTAAGAAAGAGTGGAATGGTTGGTATCGACGTATCCTTATCAAGGACTTGCGTTGCGGTACTAGTGAAAAAACAATTAACAAAGTAGTGGAAAAGAAATATGCTAGTTACGCTATTCCTATATTCGGCTGTCAGCTTGCTCACGATAGTGCTAATCATGAGTCAAAGGTATCGGGCAAAAAACTTATCGAAGTTAAACTCGATGGAGTTAGAGTTATTACTATTGTACGTTGTGATGGTCGGGTGGATATGTTCAGTCGCAATGGTAAAGAACTTGCTAATTTTCCGCACATTGTAGAACAGATTAGTAGTGTAGTTAAAACGGATCCTCCACCTTATGATTTGATACTGGATGGCGAAATTATGTCCAGCAGTTTCCAAGACTTGATGACACAAGTACATCGCAAGAGTGATGTCAAAGCAAACGATGCTGTACTGCATTTGTTTGATGTTATTCCTTTGGAAAACTTTGAACAGGGTGTTTGGGACAAAACTCAATCGGATCGTAGCGACTTGGTTTACTACTGGCATAAAAAGAACAAAGATGCGTTACCTAACGTAGCAGTTGTTGGACATGAGTTAGTTGACTTAGATACCGCAGAAGGTCAACAGCGTTACAAAGAAATCAATGCCAAGGCCATTGAGGGCGGGTACGAAGGTATCATGCTTAAAGATCCAGAAGCTGGATACGAATGTAAACGTAGTGTGGCTTGGTTAAAACTCAAGCCGTTTATTGAAGTCAGTCTTACTGTGGTTGCTACTGAAGAAGGCACTGGTAAGAATGTGGGCAAACTTGGTGCTCTAGTATGTGAAGGTGTTGACGATGGCAAAGACATTCGAGTCAATGTTGGCAGTGGACTTACAGATGAGCAACGTGATAGCTTCTGGCAACTCAAGCGTGATTGTATTGGCATGGTAGCCGAAGTACGTGCCGATGCTGTGACACAGAATCAAGACGGCACATACAGTTTGCGCTTTCCACGTTTTAAAGGATTCCGTGGTTTCGAAGTAGGTGAAAAGATTTAGAATGAAGATTGCGAGATGGGCATTTATTGCCTGGTCTTTAATTGCAACTGTATTGGTTGTTAGAGGTTATCATCTAGGTAAAAATTACGAAACTGCAACTAGATCATTTTGTGCTTACGGTAGAGTTTTTGTTGAATTTGAAGAAAATGGAAAAGTGTGGGGATCTATAATGTTAGACATGCGTGGAAAACCAATACCGTGTAAAGAAGATTATAATAATTCAGACCCATCAACTGACCATTCTATAGAATATAAAGGATATAATATATGACAAATGCATTTAGAGATCAAGAAAAATTTATGAAGGCCTGCGATCAAACAGTAGGCGGGGAATTTGACCAAGCACAGTTTAAAATGTATTTGGGGCTGATTGAAGAAGAATACAAAGAGTTGCGAGTAGCTGTAGAAAACAATGATCAATTGGAAACACTAGATGCACTTATTGATATTCTAGTTGTTACTATTGGGACTATTCACAGCATGGGCAGTGATGCAGAAGGTGCATGGAAAGAAGTCATGCAAACCAACTGTGCCAAAATTGACAAAGACACTGGCAAGGTTCGCAAGCGTGAAGATGGCAAAGTTTTGAAACCTACAGGTTGGGT